ATCGGTAAAGATTTTGTATTTTTGGCAGGTTTTTTCTGAGAGCCTTCGCTTGGATAATCGCTGAGCTTCTCCTTGTAGGCGGACATTGCCGGACATTTTGTGATTGTGAACAATTTCTTCGACGTGATCGTACGAATTGCACGAAAAACAAAAAGTATGCCCATCAGAATACAAAGAGTTTGCATCTGATGAGCCACAGTTGTCACACGGCAAGTGCCTCACGAACTCGCTGTCGGAGTTGTGCGTATGCATTAGCTTGTTGTTCGTGATAATCAAACCATTCGTCAACGGAAGTCAGAAACCCTTGAATGATGTTGTCAGCAGTAGCAGGTTCTTCACCGTCAACATCAGCTAGCAAGTCACTGAAGTGCTCACAATAAAATTCAACTGAGCCGTACTTTAGGTTAGCCATGAGATTGGGATGGATTGGTATGAAGTCCATGGGAAGCCGTGCTTCTCGCACCACTTCGCATAGGTGGTTTTGGACCCTTTGTAGATTTTGTTAAAGGGTGCTTGAAAGACGAACCGAATATCTAAGTCGGGATTGCTCTTCTTCACTGCGATCATCTTGCGGCGATCCTCGCTTGTCAGGCGTCCTTTCACTTCTAGAAAGACACCATTCGGCAAAAGAAAGTCTGGGATGTAGTTGCATTCAAGAATGTATGCGAGTTTGCGTGATTCGTATTCGTATTTAACTTTCAAGCTAGAGAGAAGGTCAGCGACCTTACCCTCTAAGCCTGATCTAAACATCAATCTTCTTCGATAGCTTTCTCTACAATCTGTTCGATGATCTCAGTGAAAGCACGGCTCAGATCGTAGCGGAAGTCAGACTTGTCACCCTTGTAACGAGTAACAGTGATGGGAGGAAGGGTGAGGGTAGCAGTAGCTTCCCACAACCCAAACTCTTTGTTCTTAGCGTAGTTTACTTCAAGCATCAGAAGTCATCCTCATCAACAGTATCAGCAGCAGGAGTCACAACAGGATCGCTGGACTTGAACCCTTTGGTTTGACCAAACAGGGCAGCAACTTCAGTGTCACCCATGTCACCAGTGTCAACACCAGCAGAACTGTTGAGTGCTACGACCTGGATACCTACAAGTTTAAGCGTTGTCTCGTAGGTAACGCCATCACGAAGGATGTAAGGTTTCTGACGGAATGCCAGCTTAACTTTAGAACCGCTATACAAAGGCAGCGATTCATCAGTGATAGGTGTTCCTTCAGTGTCAACCACAGGAGGACGAGTCTCTTCATTCCAAGAGAACTTCACCTTGTACTTACCTTCAGACACCTCTTCCCAAGGCTCAGGCTTGAGAGTGGAACGCTTAGGGTTCTTCAGTTTAGATTCTGCCCATTTGATAGTCTCAGTGCGATCTTGCTCCAGGACTTCAACAAGCTTATCATCAATTAGTGCACCCAACGAGTAGCCAAACTTGCTGGGCTTGAGAATTGCCTGATACCCTTCCAGGACAACAGGCTCTTGGGTGATGTGTACGGTTTGTGCCATTAACAGAAAAAGTAGGTGGATTCAATCACGGATTCCGGTTCAAGGTCTCCAATGATCGGTGGTTCGGTCTCTGCCCCTATTTGTTGGGCAAAGTCCCGCAAGTAGTCGTGCTCTGCAAATAGATGCATGTATGTTTCTCGTACAACGGAAGACAATGTAGACATGTCCGTTGCACGACAAAGCACAGAATCGTGAATGAGAGCAATGGGTGCATTAAAGCGTGGAACACTTAGGTGTAACAGGCTAGCGTCAAGACTGTGAATAAGATTAGGTGCTGTTGCGTTCTTGTGATGGTTGAGATCAACCTCATCAGTGTCGCCTACAGCAACCTGCATACGACAAGCTCCTAGCAACTGTAGCTGCAAAGATACAATCTCCTTCTTATTCAGTTTTTGATGAACAACAAAGCCAGAAGGTGTTGTCCATTCTAAGAAGTCCTTACCGTTCTTGATAGCTGTCGCTACTTCCTGCTCAATCCATGACATAACAGCCATGGGACCAGGTACGACAACATCCATAGCATTACGGACGGCTTTAACAGTAGCAGTAAGATCGTCCTTACTAATCTC